CGCCAGATCCACCTTGACCACCTGCTTGGCCGCTTATAATTGGTGAACCACCGCCACCACCACCAAGGTTTGCTGTGCCAGCGGTAGTTGTGCCGCTTGCACCTCTTGCGCCACCACCGTTTCCTCCGCCACCAGTACCACCCGTACCTGCGGAACCAGATTGATCAGCCGCTCCTCCACCGCCACCTGCGTATGTAACGCTAGAACCAGAAATAGAGCTAGCTGATCCAGCACCACCAGAACCTCCAGAAGCCCCGTTTGTACCTGCGGCAGATGCGCCACCGCCACCACCGCCATTGTTTGAGCTACCATTATTTCCTGTACCGCCATTGCTACCTTGTGATGGACTTGTCGATGGAGTATTTCCTAACCCAATATTGGTTGAACCATCATAAGAAGCACCACCACCAGAACCACCATTTTGTCCATAGGCATAAGACGAAGTTCCAGTTGCCCCATTACCACCACCCCCACCTCCAGTTGAAGTAATAGATGAAAAAATTGAATTCCCACCGTTACCAGCTTGACCAGATGTATAAATAGCACCCGCCCCACCTGCCCCAACAGTAACGGTGTATGACAATGATGGGTTAAGAGATGCTGTGCCTGTTCTATATCCACCACCACCTCCGCCACCTCCTACAAATGAACCACCACCTCCGCCTCCAGCCACTACTAAATAAGAAGCAGTTACAGTTGCGCCACTTGTCCACCCAAATGCGGCTAGTGCGGCGGCTCCAATCTTAGATAAACGTGGCATTAATAATCCTTATGCAAACTTAGTTACAGAAGCAAGCACAGTATAGGTTGCAGAAGCGGTTTTAATAATGACAAAAGTATAACTGTCAATTGCACTGGCATCCCCACTCGTAGGAGCGGTTCCACCCTGCCACTTAGGCGTTACAGATGTTCCGTCAATAGTAAATGCACTAGGATAATATGCAGTTGTTGTATTGGTAACAATCATCGTACAAGAGATTGAATCATTCGTAGACATTGCCGTGTTAAGCGATGTACCAGATGAAAACGCAAAGTTTAGCGTCCAGTTATTGGCATTGTTGGCCGTGTAATACTGAACCGCGCCATTGTTAATATAGAAGTTTGTTGTTGCGGTTGGGGCAGTTCCCACTACGTTAGCAGGCTCCGCAATATTCAAAGTCTTTACTGCTTCAGTAGCAGATGTACCGTTAAATGTTTGTGTAGCGGTCCAAGTCTGTGTTGTATTGAACAACGCAATATTAGCCCCTGCTAAAGTAGTAGAACCTGTACCACCGTTAACAATAGGTAAAGTTCCTGTTACACCTGTACTTAATGGAAGTCCTGTTGCGTTGGTTAAAACTCCAGATGCTGGCGTACCCAAAGCTGGGGTAACCAGGGTAGGACTTGTTGCCAAAACAACGCTACCAGATCCAGTAGAGCTAGTTAAAGTTGGAGCCTGGGCCGCAGATCCTGTACCAGTAGAAGTGTAAAACTGTGGAGTTGTACCTGTATTTCCAGCTAAAAATGTTGTTGTATTGCTACCAGATTGGTATGGAACAGATCCATTTGCACCACCAGTTAGGTTTGCAATGTTGGAACTAGATGTAATCTTTACAAAATCACTTGCTACGCTACTCCAAAATACCAAAGCTTTTTCGCCGTTAGCTACAGTTACGCCAGTGGTCGGGCCTGTTGTGCCGCGAATCGTAATGCTATATCCACCAGTTGTACTATTGTTAACAACGTACATCTTTGATGAATTGGGAGCATTTATATTTCTGTTTGCCGTCCGTGATCCAGTGCACAAAAGTTGCATATACTGTGCAGTCGTTGAATTCGGAGAGGAAACAATATTAGATCCTGAACTACTACCGTTGGTAATGGTAAGTGTAATATCTGAATCTTGGGTAATGTTATTTGTACCCGCAACAGTAATATCTAAATACTGCGTAATACCAAGTGATACATCGTCTCCCCATGCTCCAGATTCAGTGCCTGTAACTGGAAGAGCTAGTCCTAATAGTGTTGTGTAATTGATCGTCATCTCATTTCCTATTGAGTAGGTACTATCGTCCAGTTTGGAGATTCATCATTACCTACATTTTGCCACGAAGGAGTCTGGTTGTCATTAACTAAACTCCAATAACTAAGATTCAATGTGCTAACCGATCCAGTAGCCAAAACTCCAGAAATCTGAGCGCCCCTTGAGCCCAAACTTACCGATCCAGGAGCACCACTTGCCGCAACCCCACTCAATGCAATATTGATGCTTGGAGATGCAGATCCTACAAATCCGCTTGCTATGACCGCCCCTAAAGCAACACCAACCGCACCTACAGATCCAGAAGCTCCAACACCATTTAAAGATATGGAAATACCGTTAGATAGCGTTCCCGCATTCCCAACAGCAGGGACACCAGTAATTGAGGAAGCTCCAAATCCCCATGTACCAGAACCCCAGGTATTACCACCCCATCCAGCCATAATCTACCTTTAGGTTGTAGACAATCTTAAAAGAGCTGAGCTTGTTGAATTGCTAGGCATTGTCAACGTAAATGTTCCAGCGGTAATAGTTTGAGCACCAAACGTATGTACGCTAACCGAAGCATTTGATTGGCTTGAGTTGTAAATCAATACAGTATCAAAAGCCGTTGTCAATGTAACACCTGAATAAACCAAGTTTGCAGATGGTGTCCAATACGCTACTCCAGCCGTTGAGGACGAATTGGTTGCAGTCGGAGCCGTTGCATTTGTAACCGTGATACCGCCCGCCGTATAGCCTGTACCGCTTACCTCGTTGGTTGCGGAATAAGCCGTTGTTGCGGCATTGACTGTAGCAGTTGTTACATACAAAGCGGCTTTAAATGTATCAGCCGTATTAGCAGAACGGGCTACGTTTGTTGAATTAAAGTTGTGCCCAGCAGACAATAACTGACCCAAAAATGATGTGCACATTGATTGCGTATTGCTCAAGATATTCTCCTTATGCCATTGATGCGGCTATTAAATCCATAAAAGGGCTGGTTTTAAGCGTTACATGAGCAGAACGGTGAACCAATTCATCTTCGTAATAATACTCAACCCAGGTAGTTGTTTCAATATCATTGTCGATAGAACCCTCTTTCTTCACAAGAAGAGAATCATCCATATCGCCTTTTGTTGTTGTAATAAGCATTATGCAATCCTTAGAATGGCTGTTGTAGACCCAGCAACTGGGAATTGAATAGTAAATGAATTAGAACAAGTTTTATCACTACCAAAATCTAATACGCAAACTGTTGCATTACTTTGACTTGCATTGTAAATTAATGCGCCTCTAACAGTAAAGGCGGCAGGACTCCAAACGGCATTATTAAATGACCAATATCCTACCGTTGCACCCGTTGATCCAGATGTTGGTGTTGTACTTATTGTCAAAGCCTGGCCACCAGCGGTATATCCAGTTCCAACCACTTCACCCGTCAAACCAGATACATATTGCGTTGTTGATGGACCAAGCGTTGCCGACCCATTGAATAAAGCAATATAAAAAGTATTTGGATTGGTAGGTCCAAAGTTATGCAAGCCTTGTGCAAGCTGAACTTTAAAGCTAGTTGTTGCACCTTGTTGAAACGCCATTATTTAACCGCCTGTCTATATTGACCAGCCCTGTAAGCGTCTTGACGTTCCATGCCATCACCCAGACGTTTAGCAATTGCTAATGCTTCGTTGTACTTTTTATCGTAAAGAGTTATTAAATCAGTCTCGCCTTTTATAAAGGTATACGCCTCTACAAGCGCCCCATAAAGCAAAACTGAATCAAAATTTTGACCCAACCAGCTTGTTCCTGTTGGATTATTAATAGATGTAACTTGCAATTGGAACCCTGTACCGCCTGTAATAGACGCTGTTAACAAGTCATTTTGAGCAAAATAAGAGCCGTTTGAGCTCATTGTTACTGACGTTACAGCACCTCCAGATACAACAATATCGGCTTTTGCACCGCTTCCAGTACCACCTGTAAGTGCTGTGTTGTAATATGTTCCGTTTGTATATCCTGATCCAGCCGTATAAATGCTTGTTGTATTAATAGCAGACTGAACAATAGAAACAGGATAATAATAATAGTGCATTTCTGCGTTATATCCAATATCAGGCGTAGGCCCAACAATAAACGATAGATTATTTGTAATCGCTAAACTGACTACGGACGGCCCAAATAGTGCGTAATATCCTGGTGTAGCGTAATAATTGGGAAGCGGAAACGCCTCACGCATATAGTTAACATCTTTATTAAGCAAATAGTTATATTGCCCCTGGAAGTTAATTGTTCCGCTAACACTGCTAGCATTAACCACAGACAAATAAACAGTAGTTCCAGATACAGATGTGACATAAGCGCTAGCACCTATCCCAGTTCCAGTTACATATTGGCCAATCTGGATGTTTCCTGTAACAGTTCCCGATGTAGTAATTGTGTAAGTACCAGCCGTGCCCGTTGCAGTCGCAGATGCGGTTGTATAAATGGCTAAAGAGTACGGCGCAAGAAAGTCTGAAGGACAAGCTAAATAAGGGTTATAAGCTGTCAAAACACCAGTAACATTCTTGCGCAAAGATGGAAATTGAACCGTGTTATAGATTCTTTGCTCAGCTTGCTCAACAAACGTAGGAATATCCGCTATGAATGTAGATTCATAGTTTTGTAGATAGTCCTGTATAGACTGAGAAAGCTGAGAGTAATCTAAACTCATGCCATCGGACCTCTGGACATAAAGCCACGTTCAGCCGCTCCAGCACCACGCATTTTGATGCCGCTAGTCTTAACATCATCAGCGCCAGGATCACCCATGCTAACGCGCAATGTGCCTGTCAAACGACCTTGTTGTTTGGCATTAAGTGTGTTTGGGTCTGTATGAACAAAAGAATCGGTCTTAGGGCTAATACGCTTCCCTTCCATTGTGTGGGGGGGCGCATATTCTTCAGCATTGCCATTGTGAACATCTTTTGCTCTGTGAATAGCTGGGCTATTCTTCTTGGTTGGTTTAACCATAGTTTTCATATTAACCTCCGCGACCAGAACTTCTCTGGTTCATTGCACGAGCCATATTGCGACCCATTGCTTTCATAGATTGTCCACTAACTGAACCGCCTTTAGCCATCTTTTTGGCGGTTTTGCCACCTTTTTTAAGCTTGGATAAGTTGGTGTGCTTACCAGGATGCTCTTGTTTGTCGTGCATACTAAAAGCCTTTTTGATCAGCTTTTTGTCTTCTTGAATATCGTCATGTTTCATGATTGCTCCTACGTTGTGACTATAGTGACTGTACCAACTTGCACGTTTAACTGCAAGTCATTCTGTGTAAGAGCAACATCAAATGAACTTGCTCCTCCAACTGGATTCCAACCCCATTGAAATACCCTGCTACCTTCGCTAGGATACCCATCTTGCAATGTATTTGTACCGTTACCCTTACAAGTTTGCAATCCAGTTGTGCCAGATTGATAATAACTTATATCAGGCCTTGGATCACGCACGCCTTGTGGGTCATCCACTGGATACATACCAAGTTGCAACTGTGGTTGATCAGGATCCCAACAAGTTGGGCACACTTTCAGGTCATATGTCTTGGTTTTGATGATCTCTTTCTTAAGATCAAACAACTTATAGCGAAAACCACACCGATCACACTCGGCAATCGAGTTTTTGCCAGAAGAAAACCTGTTTCCCATTAAGTTCCACCACCAATGTACATTCTCTGAGGTACAAACCGCAAGGAAGCCTTCTCTCTGTCTTCTGTTGAGGCTAAATCCCAAGCTTCTTCATATTGTTGCTTGAGTATTTGTAGTCTATTCAGCCCATCTGGTACTTTTAATGCCAAATAGTAAGCCAATCCAGACACCATACAGTTAATAAACCTAAATGGTACGTCCATAATGTTAACGCCGTTACCAACATCTTGCATTCTGCGTAATCTCCAGTATACAAACTGGTAACTTGATGCGGCATCTGGGGTTGGCCATACGGTAATACTGTTCTTTTGGGACAAAATGATGGGTGTACCCAGCGCATGAGATGCGGCAGTCGAACTTTGTTGCCCTCTCGTACAGTTTAATAGGTAAGGAGGGTTACCATTTGCGGCTGGTTGTACCTCGTTATACCCAATTAACTCAGACTCTAGCGTAATCCACCCTGCATTTGGTAAACCAACAAGTGAATTTACAGCAATAGTAGTATCTGTTGCCCCAATAGCGGCAGAAATAGCATTGCTAGTGGGTTGATTGTTAGCCGTTAAACGCTGAATCCAGACCTGAATGGGCCTTCCTTGGATCAATTTGTTAGGCAAGGTAGCGTAAGTATCAATACTAATACGCGTAATAGTCAAATCAGCCTGATTATTTGTTACGTTTGCATTGGTTCTAATGACGTTTTCAATAATATCTACTGTGTCATCAGGTAATGCGTATGTTGGCTGGCCTTGTACCAGCGGGATATAGTCTTGCTCAAACGTCCACATATTAAGGCCACGATTGGCCCAGTCTGTAAACAATAGATTGAGAGAACGCCTGGCAGTTTTTACGTCATAACCAGTTCTTACTTCAACTCCAACGCGCTCATATGCCTCTTCTATAACGTCAGTTAACTGAAGATTAAACGCGGAGGAGCCTGAAGTAGTAGCCATTATTGAGGTGCAACGCAGGTCAAAGGTATTGCCACAGGTGCAACTTGTTGCACTTCAGTCGTTACAACAGATGCGACTGATTCGACAGATATATCCGCAACAGGCTCTCTATTATCCACGGCAGGAGCAGAACTAACATTGTTAACAACAACGGGATCAATTGTTTCAGTAGGAGCTTGAACATTGACATGACCCTCCAATTGTTCAATTATTTTCTTAAGATCATCAGCAATATGGCCATGATCTCTTTGCTGATGTATTGCACGGATTTTTAACTCGGCAAGTATATATTCAGCTTTTTCTTCAAGATGTTTAAATAAACTCATTTTGCGGCCCTCATATTGTCAACTAAATTAGGATAAGGTCTACCAGCGGCTTTTGCCATTGCTTTAGCCTTGGCTTTCTTTTTGGGTGATAACTTCTTTGGTTTGCCCAGTTCTTTTGGACGGGGCTTATCCCAGACTTCACCACCCTTCTTTTTGCCAGGCACTTTAGAAGGATTAATATCACCCATGCCACGGCTTGAAATCATCGCATATGCCCTTTGGTGTGACCGCGCTCAATGCAACCGTCTGCACGGTGTGATGCGCCACCTTTAGCCATCTTATGCTTAACCTTGCCACCCTTTTTCATACCTTTACTGGCTTCTTCAGCGGCAGTATTAGTTCTAGTTTGGGTTTCTTGCTCGCTACGCTCTTTTTCAGATTCGTAACGATCTTTAGGTGACACATAATCTGCATCTGATTCATCCGTGCGTTGAGGATTTATAAAACCTCTGCCGCCCCCAGCATTTTTTGTAGCCATGATTTATCCTTTAACGTGGCCGCCGCCACACATCACAATCTTGCCTTTGGTATGGCCTTTTTCAGCACAACCATCGGCACGCTCGTGACAACGATGAGCCATACCACCTTTTTTCATCATACCGCCTGGACGAGCCGCCGCCATTGCTGGCTTAACAGGCATTCTTCCAGCCATAGGTGCACGCATTGGCATAGGCATTGGCATGATTTATCCTTTGTGATGATGTACATGACCACCATGCTTGTAAGCTTGATGCTTATGCAGGTGCTCTACAGTTTCATGATGCTTGGTGTGACCAGCGGCGTGCTCACCATAATGATGATGATGGTGTTTATGCCCACCCTCTTCATGCTCTTTCAAATGGTGAACCATATGCTTGTGCTCATGATGATGCTCATGGCCAGCTTCGTGAATATGCTTGTGGTGTTCTGGATGTGACATTTTTAGTCCTTATCTTTTGTGATGAGTTTTACCGCCATGCTTCATGGCTGGGCCTTTTACGTTGTACAAAGGACCGTCACCAACTGTGTTGCCCTTCATTTTAGGCATCATAGCTTTTGTAGCGCCCTTTTTCTCAACAGAGTGCTCGCCATGTGGCTTTCTACCGCCAGCAGTAACTTTGCCCATCTTGGCTGTAGTCATGCCTTTTTTCTCTTCAACGCCGTGCTTACCAGTAACCTGGCCGCCTTCAGCATATTTGTGATGTGTTGCGCCGCCATGTTTCATCGCCATTTTTAAATGATGATGAGCCATTTTCATGTGATGCCCGTGAGCTTCGTGATCTTTCATTTCTCCACCTTTATTGAATGTGCGGCCTTTGTCCGCTTTACTGAACTCTTGCCCCACGCTACGCGGGACTCCCACTTTCTTGGCGAACGCTGGATTGTGGGCCACCGCCTCCATGAAATTATGTTGTTTTTTGCTAGTACTTGGCATATTAAAGTTTTACGATCCAACCTTTTCCAAAAGCAAATCCAATAACAATTGCTCCAACCCAAACAAGAATTTTATTGATAACAGTCTTACCAACTTGTTTGTAAAACTCACCAGCCAATTCTTCAATGGCAATCTTTGCCGCTTCTTTGGCTATAGCTTGTTCACGTTCTGTTAATTCAATATCTGCCATGTTTACCTCATTGTGCCTTTTGTAAGACCACGAATTGCACATCCATCAGCACATTTCCAAACTCGTAAACTTTTGTTAATACGGCTGTTGGGATCATTTGCCGTTTTCTCAGAAGTTAACTTTTTCTTCATGCCTTCCATTCTTGCGCAAAAAGATTTCTTTCTTGAACCGCCCTCTGGCTGTGGAGGTTTTAGATTATGGCCCTCCTTCTTGGCTGACGCACGGCCTTTGGCATTCAATCCACCATTGGGATTTTTACCTTCCGCACGTTGCCAAGCTGGAGTACTCATTATGCCATCGCCTCTTGTGCAACAACGTTAACCTGAACCGTAGCACCAGCAGAAGAAGTTACAGCAACCGTCAAAATGTCGGCTACGTTACCTTTAATGTTGGTAAGTACTGGGAAGAAGTTACCCAAATCAAGCTGTTGCAAACCATTTGGAGGTGTTGAAAATGCGTATACAACTTCACCGCCAGCCAAAGTCGTAGCACTTAAATCCTGCTCAGCAAATGAGTTATATGAACCCAATGTGTTTAAAGGAACAAAGCTTGCTTGACTTAAAGACAATTGGTTTGTAGGCGTGCTTGAAATTAACTCAACCAAACAAGTTGCAGATGAATTTAATAACAATGTTGCAGGCAATAATTGACCGCGATCAATCAAACCAATCTGATAGCTATTGCCAGATGATGGGCCATTTGCTAATGGTAAACCCGTAACAACATCTCCAAATGTTATTGCACTGGTTGTATTTGATGTAATACGACCTGTGTATGGGCTAACTGCACTGGCTCCAGAAGAATAGTTTGCAGGAGCACTAGCAAAATAACCCCAGCTAACCACAACCGTAGTAGTTGGGTTTGTAGTTGGTATTGTTACAGAGTAAATGCCATTCATATAAGCGGGAGTTGATCCGCTAATAATAATTACATCTCCCTGTTTCAAATTATGAGCAGAGCTAAATGTAATTGTAGATGTGTAGTTTGTAATACCAGCTACAGTTCCAGATGCGGGATTTGAAATAGCGCTGATAGATGGCAAACTAGCTTGGTAGTAAACAAATTTACCAACCCACTGATTTACACCCCAATATGTTCCAGTTGGGTTTGTTGTGGCTGTTACACCTGTCAACAATTGAATTGGAAGAATCATTGTGGTTGTAGATGGCACAGATTGAATTAACCAAGTCTGAGCGGCGTATGTGGTTGTGGCAGTTAAAGTGCCAGTACCAGTAGTTTGTGCAGAGCTAACTTGATAAGTACCCAGTCCACCAGGTGCATATGAGTTATATGTACCAGCGGCTTGAGCTGTAAATGCCTTATTAATCGTAATCGTAGCGCCATTAACTGCAGTAATGTATGTTGCTGTTGGCACGCCTGTACCTGCAAACAACTGACCTACGGCGAATGATGTACCTGCCGCCAATACCACTACGCTTGATCCTACTGCGCCGCCGCTTGCAAAAGCTTGCGAACCAACAGCAGAACTTGTTGCTGTTAATTGAGCAACAATCGTTGGTGAACCTGTAACCCCAGTTCCTGACAATACTTGACCAATTTGAAGAGCTCCAGTAGCTACT